GTATATTAGTATGTAGTTAAGCGAATAGTATGAGATTAGGAAAATCGGGGTTAAATAATATGGAACAAAGGAGTAATAAAATGAATGACGTTAGTGAGGCTGGTGGCAATCGTGAAACGAGCGAGGGCGAGGTGGAACAAGCGATGGGTGATGAGAGCATGGTGAGGTCTGATGTGCTATCGAGGGCTAACTTGCTGATCACGGGAGACCGCGCAAAACAATACGGAAGTGCAGGCGAGAACTTCAATTGCATTGCGACGATGTGGACTGCTTATCTTGGCAGGCATGTGTCTGCATATGATGTGGCAAACATGATGGCTTTGCTGAAAATTGCGAGGATGCGCAATGGCGTGCATCTGGATAGCTCGGTTGATGGCTGCGGTTATCTTGCGCTGGCTTACGAGTTGTCTAATCAGGTCACATAGGCTTGAACAAGAGCCTATCATGAGGCATACTATGATCAGTGGGTTCTCCTCCCTCTAAGCGTGTTGTTTTTGCATTTACAACATGTTTCCCACTGAACTAGACCGCGTAGCTTACTTTCCTCCTCCGAGCTACGCGGTCACATTACAAGGCAAGGATATGTCAGAGTTTATCATCAACTTAACATTGGACTTACATTGCTCTGATAGCGACGAGAGTGACCATGAGTTGAACGAGCTGTGCGATTACATAACTGATAGGCTTACGGCTGTGCCAGCTCAGACTGTGCTACAGTCGCTCGCAGAGGCTCTCATAGAGCTGCATGAGCAGGTCGTTGAGGAAGCCGGGCAGACAATGCATTGATTTACTGGCGGCATAACATACTGCAAGAACGTGCGATACAACACATTGGCACGCCGTTGCACGGGCGCACTCGCGTAATGCAAAGCAAATCTATAGTCAATACTTTCGGATAAACTGAAAGTTAACATAATATACATTATCGGACATATACAGGTAAATCTACAGTATATCCAATGATATCAATAGGTTAGCCAAATATAGGCCAATATACAGCCAATATGAGCTATGCGTTGTTCCATTTAGGCGAAACTAGCACATCTGGCGCAGCGAGGAAGCCCCCCCGTCAACGGATTCTACGGGGGTAGTGTGTGTGTATAATCTCACGCACACAATTGCCTATGTTGCTTCTCGAAAAAAAATAATTTAAAGTATAATGGTGCATTACTTGAACTGCAAAAAGTAATGCACCTACACGGCAATAGCTATGAAAGGATAGCCGCGATGAAAAAAGAATTACCAACTGTAGAGTATTTACGCAAGACAATACGTTATGACCCAAAGACGGGCAGAATGTATTGGCTCAAGAGAACCAAAGAGCATTACCCGCCTAAAACAGCAAACATTGAAAGATCAGTTAAATATTGGAATAAGCGTTATGCTAACAAAGAAACTGCAATATGCCAAGATGGCAGAGGTTATTTTAAATGCAAGATTAATCAAATACATTACGGCGCTCACAGAGTTGCTTGGGCGTTATACCACGGCGAATGGCCTGATAAGCAAATTGATCATATCAATGGAACCCATTAGACAACCGCATAAAAAATATGAGAGTTGTTAGTACACGTGAGAATGGTAAAAATAGAAAACGCCCTAGCACTAATACTAGCGGAATTATTGGTGTATCTTGGAATAAGAGGCAGTCAAAATGGGTATCGCAAATATGCGTTAATTATAAAAAAATTTTTCTTGGATGTTATGACAATATCACAGACGCAGCAAACGCACGTCAAACCGCCGAAAAAAAATATAATTTTCACCCCAACCACGGTAGATAGGAGAACAACAATGGCTGGCAAAGCGTTACGCAGAAGAATACTTGCCGATGTACTAAGTAAAGGCGGTGCTGAATACTTGTTTGAGCAAATAGCCTCTGGCACGACACTCACAGCCCTTGCAAAAGAATATGATTGTTCCCGGCAGTATCTTAGCACATCTCTCAAGACTATCCCTGAGTACGAGCAAGCCCTACGCAAAGCTAGGCAAGAGGCAGCTGATGCACTCGTAGAGCAAGGCTTAACAATGGTAGATGATCTGGATGGCGGCAGCACATCAAGCGAAATAGCCGCCACCCGTGAAAAGGTGCAGTGGCGTAAATTTATGGCAGGCTCGTATAACCAAGAGCGATACGGCAATAGACCTCAGACAAACGTGACTATATCTGTGGGTGACATGCACCTCGACGCATTACGCAAAGTCAATTCCGATTTGGCAGCTATCCATAAAGAAGACCAAGAGCGTGAGGCAAAGACGATTGACGCAGATTATGAGGATGTATCCGATGAGTGATAACCCGTTACAAGAGTTTGTCCTACGTTACCGGGATGACCCAGTGCTATTTGTAAAAGAGGTGCTAGGCGCAGAGCCATATGATTATCAAGCTGAGTTTCTGGAGGCCATAGCAAATGGCGAGCGTAAAATGTCCGTCAGGTCTGGGCATGGTACAGGCAAGTCCACGTCAGCCTCTTGGGCTATGCTCTGGTTTCTCCTGCTACGTTTCCCCAATAAAGTCGTTGTCACAGCCCCCACGTCTAGCCAATTGTTTGACGCATTGTTTGCCGAGCTAAAGCGATGGATTAACGAGTTGCCACCCCATCTACAGCAATTGCTAACCACCAAATCAGACCGCGTCGAGCTAACGTCGGCAGCGTCAGAGGCTTTTATATCAGCTAGAACGTCACGCGCAGAAACGCCAGAAGCGTTAGCAGGTGTTCACTCTGAAAATGTTTTATTGGTGGTAGATGAGGCATCGGGTGTGCCTGAGAAAGTCTTTGAAGCAGCTGCTGGGTCAATGTCAGGGCATAATGCTACCACGTTACTCTTGTCTAACCCCACACGTTCGTCAGGCACGTTCTTTGAGAGCCAAACTAGATTAGCTAAGAGCTGGTGGACGCGCAGATGGTCGTGCGTTGATAGTCCGCTTGTATCAGCAGAGTTTGTTGATGAGATGCGTGAGCGTTACGGTGAGGATTCAAATGCATTCCGCATACGTGTGCTAGGCGAGTTCCCTATGGCTGACGATGATACGATTATACCGTTTCATCTCGCAGAGAGCGCGATACATCGTGATATTGAGATTACACCTGACATCAGACCTATCTGGGGCTTAGATGTTGCTAGGTTTGGCACAGATAAGACTGCATTATGCAAAAGGTATGGCAATGTTGTGACTGATATTGAAGCGTGGCAAGGCTTAGACTTAATGCAGACTGTGGGCAGGGTAATGGCTGAATATGATAATTTATCGCCAAGCCTACGCCCAAACGAAATACTTGTGGATAGTATTGGCGTTGGCGGCGGAGTAGTTGATAGGTTGCGTGAGTTAGGCGCTCCAGTGCGTGGGATTAATGTTGGCGAAGCGCCTGCTATGGGCAAGACTTACATGAATCTGCGCAGCGAGTTATGGTTTAAGACTAAAGCGTGGCTGGAAGACAGGTCATGCAAGCTGCCAAAAAATGACCAGCTCTTAGCCGAGCTAACTGGCATACGATATGCATTTACCAGCGCAGGCAAGATGAAGGCTGAGAGTAAGGACGCGATGCGCAAGCGTGGGCTAAAATCGCCTGACTTGGCGGATGCATTATGTTTAACTATGGCATCAGACGCAGCCACAGCCCTGTCTGGCGCAAGTATGAGTTGGAATAGGTCTATAAAGCGAAACCTTAAAGGTATTGCATGAATAAAAAAAAATTCGACAATTTGTCACCTAAGATGAAAAATTTATTAATGACCAAATGGATTAAGCGTTACATGAGCCTTGGTTTGACGTTGGAAGATGCTCAATTTGCTGCACGCTGGAGAGCTGGAACGTGGAAGCTATCAGATAGAATGCGTGTTGTACTAGCTAATGTGAATGAATTGTGATAAGTTTAGGCAAGATACCAAATAGGCTAGGATTATGGCACAAAATAAATTTTTAAGTTTTCTTAACTCGCTAGATAAAGGTGCAAGCGATAGAAACAGCATTACTGAGTTTTTAGCTAATGTCTTAACACCGGGCGACGAGATGGAATATGTTAATGGTCAGCTTATGACTACTGGCGGCAAACCTGTAGAAAATATTGGTGACAAAACATATTACGGCACGCTAGGCCAAGCTAACTTTGCTGGCAATGATCCTGTAAAAGATGGTTTGCTATCAAAGATGACTGACGCGCCTGATAAAGTAGCGCGTAAGCTTGGATTGCTTGAGACTAGCCCACCGCCACTAAGGCCAAGCCCAGCGCCTAGCTCAGATATTTCAGAGTTTACCAATTTGCTTCCATATGAAGACATGCTTCAATTGCAAGATATGGCAATGCCAAACAAGCAGGGTTTTGTTAAATATCTGACAGATATGTATAATAGAGACCCACAAAATTATTCTTACAGCATGTCACAGCCTGACGGATTAGCTGCATTGGCTAGAGCTTTTAATACAATAAGTATGGCGGAAAGTTTTCTTGACTAATGGGCTTACTAGATCAAAATAATTATGCAGGCTACGCCCAAGAGGGTCAGCGACTTGCAGTAGAGCCAATGAGCTTTACCCCAATGGACGCCGCAAGATTTGTAGCTGAAGCCACGCCTATCATTGGCGACGCTATGGCAGCCAAAGAAGTTTACGACGAATTACAAAAGCCAGACCCTAATTATGCAATGGTGGCAGCTCTAGGCGGCGCAGCTCTCGTTGGATTAGTCCCCGGCCTTGGCGACGCTATGGCTGCTGGCATTAAGAAAGGCGCAAGGGGATTACTTGATACTGCTAAACGTATTGAAGTTGATCCAAACGCGCTGGGTATGTCTGGTGGTAATATTAGATTAAAGCAAAATGCAAACCCTGAAGGCTATGTAAAACCAACAGCCGCAGAATTACGACGCGAAGCAAATATACAAAAATTTGGATATGATCCAAACGAGGTATCTCAAACTGTTGATACTTCTTATAGAGGCAGCCATCAGCCAAGAGGGCCTGAGAGCGAAAATCCAGTACGCCTTGATGATATAACTAAATCTATTACTGGAGAAAGCGCTGGGTATCCAAGTGATTTTTATAGCCCTAATGGGTCAAAGTATTACGCCGCCGGGCCAAGGTTTATTGGTGATGAATATGGAATGTCTAACAAAGAAAGTTATGCCGCAATTATTAAAGCAAAAGGAAACCCCGATGCAGAAGTTACAATGTATAGAGCAGTTCCAAATGAAGATAATATAACTTCTATAAATGAAGGTGATTTTGTAACTTTAAGTCCCACATATGCAAAATTACATGGCGCTGAAGGTTATGGGCCAAGAGGTGATGATGTGGGCAAAGTAATATCTCAAAAAGTAAAAGTAAAAGACCTTTATTTTGCTGGCGACGATGTGAATGAGTTTGGTTATTTTCCTGATAAGGGGAATACTGTTAACCCATCTTTACCTGCGCCCCGAAATGAAGCTGAAGCAATGGCTAAAAAGGTTTTAGAAATGCGTGCATCAGGCAACGCTCGCGATGTAACTGAAAAAATGATGAATGCGGCTGACGATCAGTATATGTTTAAAAACACGCCAATACCAATGGATGTATCATCAAGGATGGCGCGTGCAGATGAAATGAACCCAAGAAAAGGGTTTCATGGAACAAACGCGGATATACAAGGATTTGAAGGAAATGTTTTTTCAACAGATAACCCAACTTTAGCCAGCACTTATGCAAGAGGTATTAGTGATGGTCAGATTTATCCCTTGCGCCTTGGAAGTAAATTTGGCGACACAATTGTTGAAGGTGCTGGTGCAGATTGGCACAAGATGAATATAAGTGATATAAAAGACCCTTCAGTTCAAAGCTGGCTTGATTGGGCGGAAGGCCAAAAAATTTCAACAAGAGAAATTGAAAATGCTGCTAGAAAAGAAGGGCGAAGTGGTGTTCAGTTTAAAAACATAAAAGACACAGGCCCGGGAATCAACTCTAGTCAATTTAAAAACATAGGTTACACAAAGGAACAGGAGCGGGATTTACAACGGCAATATATGAAAGATTTATCAAATCCTTCAAATGTAGATGTTAGATTATCCCCTAATTTAGTACGCTCACAATTTGCAAGGTTTGATCCAGAATTTAAACATTTAAAAAATTTAACTGCTGCTGGATTATTAGCACCGGGTGTACTGGCTGCCATGCAAGAGTACAAAAAACAACAAGAGTTAGAACGTGGGCTACTATCTTATTAATAAATATGTTATACAGAAATAAACTGAGAGTTGAATAATGCCAATTACAACATATGCAGAATTAAAGACAAATATTGCAGATTTTCTTAACCGAGATGAC